TTATTGAGCATTTTTAATTTCAGAAGATTTAATGTAATATTTAGCTTTATATGATGTAAAAGAAGGCATATAATCAAGTTCTATTACATATTCATCAGCTTCTGGAACATCATAATATTGGTATCCGCCGGCAGTATTTCCATTGTTGATTTGTTCAGTAAATCCACTGTTTGAATCTTCAACCATACCTGAATAAGCACCATAGTTTTTGCCATTTACACTTACATTCATATCACTATCTGAATATAAAACTTGTTCATCAGTTTCATTTTTTGCTTCTGAAGTGATTTTTAAGATTTTACCATTTTCAGGAGAGATAGTATCGTTATCAGGTTGTACAAATTCAATATTTGTAATTTTTACTTTAACGCCACCAGCATCAACTGTATCTCCTAATTTGTATTTCTTTTTAGCGACATCGTCTTGTTTCTTTTCAGTTTTTTTAATGTCCTTATCAACTTCATTTACTACGCTTCCAGTACAAGCTGTAAATAATACAGCAATACCAATTAATAATAATAACGGAAGGCCACAACCTAATAAAAACCATTTAGCTTTACTGTCTTTTTTTACAATGACTTTTTCACCTTGTTCATCATAATACACTTCATCTTTCTTTTTTGCCAAAACAACCATCTCCTTAAATTTTATATTTATGATAAAGGCTGTAGAGCCGAATATCTAAATTAATATTCTTCAATTTTTAAAGGTTCAAATTGTATCCTGTAACCATCGTATTTTACATATTGTCCAAACTTACTTTTATAATCATCAATAATATTCTTAAAGTGACTACGATCTATTTCTAAGCAAAGGCACATTTCGTATATATCTCCCCAATGCCCATGTTCATAGCATTTAATTAATCGTTCTAAGGGTAATATAAGTTTGTGGCCATATCTTCTAGCTCTTAATTCTTGTCTTGCTGCATCAACATTATATTGTCGTCTATATGCATTAGTGATATCACCATATGAAGTTTCATGATGCCCGATTTCTTCAGCTAAGTGACCATTTTGCATATAATAATTAAGTCTATCTGCTAAAGTGATAATCCCGTTAGGATATTCAAAGTATCTTTCGTATAATCCTCCCATTTTAACAGGCATATCTTCATCATATTCAATTACCATGTTTGGATAAGGATCCAATAATCTCTCTCTAAGTTGCATCTTCACAACTCCTTACTTATTTCGATTATTTCTTAAATTGCGTCTCATTTCTATGTATGCTAATATTTCTTCTATTTCTTCTTCAGTGGCATCATCATCAATATGGGCAGCTATTGTCTCAGCAATCTCATTGTGATCATTAGAATTAGAGTTATCTTCTTCCCAACCCATTAAATATGCTGGTGTAGTAAATAAATACTTTGCAATTTTTTCGAGAGTAGTAGCTGGCATTTTTTCAATATCACCATTTTCATACCTAAAAATAGTTGCTCTTGATACTCCAACAGCTTTAGCTAAATCGTCGGCAGATACATTTCTCTTTATTCTTAATTTTTTAATTCTTGCACCGACACACATAAAAATCCTCCTAGTAGTCTTTTTGTCTACAAGTTCATTATAAATTTTACGTTTCATTTTTGCAACAATAAAATGTTTCATTTATGCAACTAAATTATTGACTTTAAGCATGGCTATGCTATTATTAAATTACGAAGTCGCACAAATGAGACTTAAAAGGAGTGGAATATGGTAGATATTAAAGAACTAAAAAAAATGATTGCAAGTAAAGGTTATAATCTTGAACAATTTGCTGAGAAAATCGGTATGGGCAGAAGCACCTTATACAGAAAAATGAAAGATAATGGTAATAATTTTACGATAGGTGAAATAGAAACTATTGTTAAAATATTGAAACTAACAAAAAAGGAATCAATCTCTATTTTTTTTATAAATTGAGTCGCATTTATGAGACTTCGTAATAATTTTAAGGAGGTAAATTATGCAAATATCAATTCCTGATGAATTCATTGAAGAACTTGTGATGAAGAAAGTTGAAGAAAAGTTGAATGATTGTAAGCACATGTATGCTGCGGTAGATATGAAGAAGTTAATTGAATTGACAGGTTTAAGTAAAACAACTTTAACAAATCAATATACAAACCAGCAGGAGTTCGTGGAAATAACAGTTAAACATGGAGCGAGAGTTTTGTATTTATATCCAGAATGCTTAGAAGTATTTAAAAAATTAATAAAGGAGAGACAAAAATGAAGTATTTATTAGCGATTATTATACAAGCGCTACTTACATTATCAGCATTTGCAATTAGCTTAATTTACTGCATGGCTATTAACACTTCGATGGATCCATTAGCTTTAACGGTTACAATCATGTTTTTCTTAATGCTAATCATCTATGGAGGTACTGATGCAGGAAAGTTATTACAAGACAAATAAAAAACCGCATCTAAATTCGCAGTTTAGAAGCGGTTTAAGAAAAAACAGTTATGAAAATGAACAGTTTACAAGTATTTAATTTCGAACGATTACCAGTCAGAACGTTAGAAATAGACGGAGAACCATATTTTGTAGGAAAAGATGTGGCTGAGATTTTAGGATATGCAGACCCTTCAAGTGCTGTTTCTAAGAAAGTAGATTCAGAAGATAAAACCACATTGCCATTTCAGCAACCAGGTTCAAATTATCAAACTAACGTAACTTTTATAAATGAATCAGGACTATACGCATTAATATTCAGCAGCAAACTCGAATCAGCAAAACGGTTTAAACGTTGGATTACATCTGAAGTATTGCCAACCTTAAGAAAGACAGGATCATATCATGTTAAACCATTAACGACACAAGAACAGATCCAATTAATTGCAAAAGGAAACAATGAGCTTGTAGAACGTGTTGAAGCGATAGAAACATCAATACCAGTGTTTCCGGGAGAGTCTAAGCATATACATCAGACTGTTAAGAGAAAAGCAACTGAAGTAATGAAAAATCAATTCAACGGTATACCTATTAGCAAGATTAGTAGAAAAGTATATTCAGCATTATACAGAAGTTTATACACAGCATTTAATGTACCTAATTACCAAAGTATTCCGCGTGGCAAGTACCAGGATGCAATTCGTTTTATCGAGACGTGGCAATTACAAAGCGAAGTAGCTTATCAGATTAAAACAGATTTGAGAGGTGAAGTTCATGGCTACTAGATTCGGAGATGTAGACTTATTAAAACTAGAAGGATTTCAGGAATCAACTTCACATAATCTTGAATGGATTAAATCATTCGATAATTACAAAGCATTTATATATTTAAAAGACTCATGCTGGTATCTGCAAGTTGCTAAGTACGGTGTAGATGGAGTAGGTAAAACAAAAATGACAGTGCATAAGCAGTTTTCAGATCTAGAAGGATTACTTAATTACTTTAGAAAGATTGAGGGTGAATTTAATGTCAGAACAAAGAATTGAATCAAATATACAAGGATATGGCCTTGTATTTAAAAGTGTAATGAAAGATACAAGTATCGACATAGAGGCGAAAGCACTCTATGCATACTTGTCATCATATGCAGGATCATCTAGTACAGCTTTTCCTGGTGTTGAATTAATATGTGGTGAGTTAAATATAAGTGAAAGAAGATTCAAGAAATACAGAAAGCAATTAGAAGATGCAGGATATCTTACTGTAACTAGAAAGAGAACATCAAATGGATTCAGCAACAATATCTATCACATTAATCATGCATTAGTATCGGGTCAAAATAGTATCGGTACAAAACAACACGATAACAATATCGTATCGGGTCAAAACGTAACCTTACAAAATGTACCGGTACAAAACGTATCGACACAAAACGTATCGGAACAAAATGTAGGGACTAAGAATAACAGTCTTAAGAATAACAGTCTTAAGAATAACAATATAACAAATAACAGTACCACCAATGATAAAGATGTGAATATCGATAAAGAAGAGCAAGTGGTGGTGGAGCAGGATGATAAAGAATTTGCATTGGTTTATAAATTTTACACAGAAAATATTAATCCGATTGTTAACAATACAACTGTAACTTTCATGTCAGATGATCTAAAAGAGTTTGGAATTGATTTAGTAATGTATGCCATGGAACAAGCAGCATTAAATAACATCACAAGATATGCCTACATCCAAAGCATATTAAAACGCTGTAAAGCAGAAAATATTAAGACAAGAGAGCAAGCAGAATTCAAAGCATTAGAAAAGGCTCGACAACGTGGAAATTACAAGAATAATAACCAATCTAAAGAAATGACACCTGAATGGATTAACAAACCATCTGATGAAGTACCAGCACACAACAGCTCAAATGAACTGAGTGATGACGAGCTTGAAAAGGAACGTGAGAAGTTAAGAAAAGAACTCGAAGAAAGTGCAAGAGAGTTTGAGGATAAAGGCGGTGTCAGACATCATGCATAAAGAAGTGACATTTACTAAAGAGCAATTGCTAGACATCTTAGACGGTAAGGTAATCGTAAAAAAAGATATAAATGGCATAAGGCACCGCTTCATGATTGATAAATCCACTAGAGCTACAAAGTATTTCAAAGTGTATTACGACTTGCTGAGCAAGAGGAACAATACGGTAATTACTAACTTAACTCAGATTGTCCAAGCAATTTCTGTTGAAGAAGCTGTAGAAGAAATAAAGAAGAAGTACGATGACCAGTCATTAAGTATAGCCGTTAATAAAATCAGTGAAAGGAGGATGTGACATGAATAGATTACAAACATTAAAAATAGCCCTCTTAATCGTCATCTTGGCGGAGGAGATTAAGAGAGCAAAAGAAGTAGAGCATATAAAATGTGATGTGTATTATATTAAAAATCGTTTTACTGAATTTGATAACGCTATGAAAAGTGTTAGTAGTTTAGTTTATGCATATTCTGACGAATGACTTTCCGTATGAAGTGATTTCAACATAACTTTTTCTTAATTCAATTCCATTGACGGGATTATAGGCCGAATCGTTAATGTTTATATTCTTTTGTTGATCTACTGCAATTTTAAGTAAAAATTTTCCGGCATCATTTACCGCTGACAATTTTAATGCTGGTGATTCAAAGGATGTATATACTTTCGAATCAACGAGATGTCTACCTTTCGCGAATGTTACAAGATTTAATCTTATTAAGTTTTCCAAACCATTTACTGTTTGTAGATAGTTTTGAACGAAAGGTAAAACAAAATTACTTGATAGATCTATTTCTCCTCCATCGTGAGTTGAAGTGAAGTATTCGACACTTGGATTTTTATCAAGTACACGTAATTGTTCTAAAAGTTTAGCATCATTAGGACTTAATTGCTTAACGATTTCAACATAACTTGGGTGCAGATCTGATTGTTTGCGAGAATCACAGGCAGACGCAATCAACTTTGCATACATTTCACGAATAGAATCTTCTTCTAGAGAGTTTCGAGCACCTTCCATAGCATTCATTACTATACTTTTACGTGGGTTAACAATATTTTCTTCTGGAATTTCATTGATATTTTCGGAAATTTCATTTTGAAATTTTTGAGCTGATTCTTTCTTTATTAGACCTTGTTTAAAATAAGAATCCATGCCGTGAAAAGCATATTGCCAAGCTAAATTTAAAGTGTTACCTGGAGCATCAGCACCTTTAGTAGCAAGAGTTGTAACAAAAGATGTCCCCATTGCAGTAATAAGCGTTAAATCCATATTTTCACCACCTTTCCTATGAGATTAAGAAAATTATACAGTAAAAAGTTACAGAACATAACAAATTATAAAACGAAAAGAGGAGAACCAATGAATAAAACTATTGAAGCAGCATTAAAAAATCAAAAAGAAGCATACAGCAATAATGTAGAGAAAGCCTTTGATGTAGTTGAACAAAAGATTATAACATCCTCAAAAGAAGGCGCGTCATCTACATTGATTGCGTTTGATGATCTTTTAAGCGTGGATGTAAGTCTTAAATATATTATTACGCACAACTCAAATAGATTTATCGACGATCTCGCTGACCATTTAGAAATTGGTAAAGACTTAATCAAAAGGGTTTACTCACCTAAGTCACCTAACGATAACCTAATCACCGGAATCTATATTAATTGGGGTGAATCAGATGTTGAATAGAGTGGTCTTAGTAGGACGTTTAACAAAGGATCCTGAATATCGAGTTACTCATTCTGGAATAGCTGTAGCATCATTCACATTAGCTGTTAATCGTACATTCACTAATGCACAGGGCGAGCGACAAGCAGACTTTATAAACTGCATTGTATTTCGTAAGCAAGCAGACAATGTTAACACTTACTTGCATAAAGGAAGTTTAGCTGGAGTCGATGGAAGATTACAATCACGTAGCTATGACAATCAAGAAGGTAGACGAGTATATGTAACTGAAGTTGTATGTGAATCAGTTCAATTCCTAGAACCGAAGAATTCAAGAAATGGTGAAGATCACTATGATGATTATCCGCAAGCACAAAAAACAAGTGATTATGCAGAACGAGAGAAAAAGGCGCAGGAGTCAATGCCAGGTAATAATCCATTTGCTAATGCAGATGGGCCAATAGATATTAGCGATGACGATTTACCGTTTTAAAGAGGTGATTTAAATGTCTAGAGTATATCAAATCGTTTACGACAGACAATATTTTAAATATTTAGAAGTAGCAAAGGCAAATGGAATTAGTGAAATAAAGTATAGGCAGAGATTAAGAAGTGGGCATACACATGAAAATGCAGCAAGTCAATGGGATGGTACAGTACCGCAAAAGAGAGGCAGTAAAGAAACTGATATCAGAAATTACTTTAGATATAACATGCCAATGAAAAGAGAGTATCTCGAATATTTAAATCAAAATCAAGAATTCTATCAAGATATGGTCGAAGTATTTGGATATACAGATCAGATTAAAGGCATCTTAGATAAAACATATATTTCAGCAGGATATTGAGGTGTGAACAATGAATAAAATAATCAGCAGAGTATCAACAAACAACAAAAGTTTAGGAATTGGAGTAAACAACGTTGCAGTCATTGAGTTTAGACAAAGTGAAAAGGGCGGAACTATGGGACCTTTCGATATATATAACGCTTATGATAGCAAAGGAAAATTACTAGCAGTTGAAGGTTTCTTCCTAAAAGACGGATTACAAATTGAATACAAGAACGTAAGGCCTGAAAGACAACCTACATTATTCGATTATATGTGAAGGAGATAAGCTATGGACAGATATGCGAAAGCTATAATCAGTCAATTCACTGGATTGATTGATAGCAAAGTAGTGACAGAGGATGAAGTAACAAAAGAGTTACGTTGCGTGATCAGAGACAAAAGCGGTAGAGAAAGCAGAAAGTATTTTAGGGGGCATACCTGGAACGCAGTAGCTTATGAGATTAACGGATTTATGAATACGAAGGAATTTAAAGAGGTCTACGTATGGCCATTACAACCAATATATAACTAAGGTGGGGAAAACATGATTTACAAAATAACTTTCGAAATAATGCAAGGAGCAGTCTTCTTTCACCCGTTCTGTATTGTTGAGGCACAGGATATAGAACATGCTAAAGATAGAGCTATGCAAGTGATAAATAGCCATCCTAACAACGTAAAAATTAAAAAAGAAATAGTGGACGTTCAAGAAGTGAGTAAAGAAGAATATCCAAGCTATATAAGAATAGATGAAGTAATGCCATGGCAACCTGAAAAAGAAATAAAGGAGAATGAACAATGACAAACGAATTAATTAAATATGCAGAACTGATTAGAGAGTGGTCTACAGAACGAGGACTACATGATAAAGATCCACGTAAGCAGATATTGAAGCTTGGTGAAGAAGCGGGAGAATTATTTGCTGGTATCGCTAAAAAGAAGATTGATTTAGTGAAGGATGCAGTTGGTGATGTGTTTGTTGTAATCATCATCTACTGTCAGCAAAAAGGAATAAAAATTGATGAAGTACTAGAAGCATTTAATGTTACTCAAAGAAGTTATGAAGAAAATGACAACGATTCAACGCTATACAGTATAAAGCTGATGCAGAAAATTGGAATGTTAGCAGCAGACACTATATACAGCGATAACAACAATAATATACGCCTACAAGTGACATGGGTGCTGGAAGACTTGCTTACAGTATGTCAGGTTAAAAACTTAGATTTTATCGAGTGCATAGAAGTGGCATACAACGAAATCAAAGACAGAAAGGGCGAGATGAAAGATGGAACATTCGTTAAAGCATCAGATCTCGAAAACCACCATTAAGTCTAAGAAGTATTTGAAACAGTTTCAGAGGACAGTTAAGCAATCAGTAAAATTAATTGAAAGTAGAAATAAGGATGAACAAGAACAACGATGAAGAAAAGAAAGACATATTAGAACGAGTAAGAGAACTACTGAATAAATGATTTGAAGCGGTAAGCCGCTTCTTATCTCTATTTACATACAAGAGGTGTTAAATGGTAGCACATTATAACAAGCAAGGTTTCAGAGGACGATGGTTAGAAGATAGGATCGTTCAGACTAATAACATGTATCGACATAGAAATATAGCATTAGTGACTAAAGTTCCTACACCAACAGCAGTAACGCGAAAAGGTGGCCAACTTGTAGGTGCTAAATATACAGAGAAGTCAATCGTTGACTTTGTAGGCATATATCATACAGGACAGTTTATAGCATTCGATACTAAAGAATGTCAGCAGACGAGTTTTCCTTTCAAGAACGTTAAGAAGCACCAGGAAGACTATTTGAACGATGTGAAGCGATTGAATGGCATAGCATTCATTCTCATATTCTTTCGTAACTTTAATGAGATGTACCTAGTTCATATTGATGAATACATGACTTTAAAAGAGTCGTTAGGGCGTAAGAGTATTCCTAATCAGTGGTTTAAAGATAATAAAGTAAAAGTGAAGACACAGAATGGTTATTTCTTTGATTACTTGAACGCTAAGGACACAAACATATAGGAGTGATCTTATGTTTAAGAAAGGTAAGTATATTAAATGCAAATCTACAGGTAATTTATATGTAATTACAGGATGCAGCAAGTCACATGTTTACTTCAAAGGTTGGGGTATTTCAGGCGGAATACCTAAAGTAGCGTTTAATGATGATTTTACATTGATTTAGGAGGAAATGAGAGATGGAACCAGATTTAATTATTCAAGAGCCACCACAAGTGCTTAAGCAATACGAAGTTATGCAATGGGATGGTACTAGGGAAAATTTTAAAAGAATCAAAGAGTGGGCTAAACCTCACAATATTACTATCGTTGGATTTGCTAGTGGTAAAGAATATATTGAATTTGATATGTGTCATGGAAAATGCCCAACATTAGTTGGTCGAGGAGAGTATGTATTTAAAACGATTGATGGATATTTATCATCAGTAACATTAACAGAATTTAGAGAAAAATATTCAGATTGGACTGTGTTGCATGTGTAACACGAAAGGAGAGAGGGATTGTGAACTATGAAAAAATGTGGAATTCTCTTAAAAAACATATCGAGAAACAAAAAGAGAGTGTAGTAGGTTATTATGCTGCCAATGTTTTGATAGAAGAGAAGACTTTTTACGATAATGATGAATTATCAATTAGAGCAACTCTTCTCAAAATGGATGAGTTGGAAGAATTATAAGGAGGAAATGAGAGATGGAAATTAAATCAACAATTAGTGCAGAGCAATTAACAGAGGGAATCGTTTTTCATGGTGAAACAAGCGCAGATATGAGAGTTGTAGAACGTATCAATGAGTTGGACGATATATTGTGGGAAGTGTGTGTTGACTTAGATAATTTGAGAATTGATTTAATTAATAGACATGAAGCGTCAGCTAAAGACATTCTTATAGCTATTGATAATTTACAAAGAAATATTAAAAGAACACTACCTTGTTTAGATTAACTGAAAGGAGAGAGGGATTGTGGAAGTAACAGAAGTAACTATTAAGCTAACTTATGCACGAGATAACGAAGGATTTGTTAAAGATATAAATATTATCAGTAATAAAGAACTAACTAAGTTAGAACGAATAATATTGCAACAATCATTTAGAGAACCTATGAAACTCAAAAAGGAGAATGAGGGATGAGAAAACGTAAAACAGCTCATGTCAATATTCCACCATTTTTAATTGACGGTTCTAACCGTTTAGAGAATTTCGTTTTGAATAACATAAACATATATAAAAAACTAGGTTATCGAGATATATGGTTTAACGTAATGATTATTTATAACCAGGATTTAGAGGAAGTACTGCGAATCAATGGTATTCGTTCGTATGGCATGATGTTTGATGGTTCATTCCATCATTCGAAGGTGTTTTTAAATCCAACGTGGATAGATAAAATTAGATGCAGACTAACTCACACAAAAACAGAGTAAAACGGAGTAATGAAGACTAACTCACGAAAGGAGAGAGGGATTGTGAGAGATACAGATGAAGTACAGTATGTAGCAGTGCCATCAGGATATATAAATTTAAAAGAGAACGAAGAGTTTAGAGAGAGGATTAAAGAATATAATTTGCATATTTTACAACTCGAAAAGGAGAATGACGAATGATTAAAGTAGGGGATAAGTTACTTATTAAAGGCGAAGTATATATTATTCAAAACGAAAGCTACAACGACAACAAAGTCGAAGCAAAGTGTATGAGTGAACTAAAATTTGTTGAAATGGAATTTGACACTGCGTTAGGTTATGCATTTGCGTATGAAAAACAACGTGCTGATCTATTGGAAAAGCGATGGAAAAATTTAAAGGAACATTTCGTCAAAGAAAAAGAAAAATCTTTCGGTATGTTAAGTTGGTCAAGAAATAATGGAATGTTGGAACTTATAGAGAGATTACAGGAGGATAAATAATAATGTATGAGGATTTAAGGAAACAACTTAAACAAGCAGCTAATGAATTGGGTCTTAGTAGCTTAGTTTTAAGGATGGAGGAAATGGAGAATGGAGCTAGAACAAGTTCGAACAAACTATAACGTGATAGATCCTCAAAGGCAGATAGTTGCTACTTTAGTAGATAAACAAACTGCACAGGAATTTCTTGATACATTACAGGTGCCGTACAAAGAATTTTATCGTATTGAAAAACAAAAGGTTTATAAAAAAAGAGAGGAATGATTGACGTGTTTAATGATTAATATACTCAAACTTATCATTACCAGGTATGAAGGATATATGAACGATTACATAAGGAAATTTGAAAAAGAAGTAATCATGTTATGGATGTATATAAGAAAGTAATATGACATCAATGAAGAAGGACTAATAGAAGCGGTCATAAAAAAAGAGCCTTCATGGCTCTGAGATAATATACTCGACACTTATATTATATCAGAATCATGGAGGTTACTAAATGACTTTATTATTAGAGATTAAGAACCTGGATTTTATCAAAACAAGAAAGAATGTATATAAACTATTTAATAAGTACAACAGACTATTATGCCTTATGCCAATAAGAAGTTACCCTTCTGTTACTCAGTCATTTAGTTTAGAACCACCAACAACAGTCATGGATCTGAATAAGATTGAGTTGAGTGTTTCAAAGAATATTGAACGTGAGCAAATGATGTTAGAACGACAGCAACTAATGGATAATCTTCACAATGCTATCGATAATCTAAAGCCTGATGAAAAGTATATTATCGTTAATAAGTATCTACAAGAAGAGCGAGGTATAGATATTGATATTTATACAGAATTAGGTATAGGGAAGACGAAGTACTATGAGATTAAGAATGATGCTATTATACGACTTGCTTTTTATTTAGGGATGGAAGAGTATTCGGAGGTGACAGAGTAATGAACTTTGTAGAACCTATTCGTAATCCCGACATGATAAAAGCGATTGAGAGACATCTAAAAGAGAAGAATGAGCGTAACTATATATTATTCCTTATCGGGATATATTGCGGGCTAAGAATATCAGACATTCTACAATTAAGAGTTTCATCAGTGCAAGGTAACACAATAAGATTGAGAGAACAAAAGACAGGAAAGCAAAGAAAGATAGTAATCCATAAGAATTTAAAAGGACCGCTCAATGATTTTATAAAAGGGAAACCACCTGAAGAATTTATTATAAAGTCACGTCAGGGATTTAATAAACCAATATCAAGAGATATGGCATATAAGATATTAAGAGATCTAACAGATTACTTTGAGCTAGAATCAATCGGCACACACTCGATGCGTAAGACTTTCGGATATCATTATTACAAAGGAACGAAAGACGTTGCTACGCTGCAGAAGATATTTAATCACAGTAGTGAAGCTATAACATTAAAATACATTGGTATAACGCAGGATAGCATAGATGAAGCTATGACTAACTTTGAATTTGTATATTGAAAAGGGAGATAATTATGAGGAAATATTATTATGCATTGGTATCAGTTGATAATAGCATAGAAATTTATTGGGCAAAGTCATTTAGTAAACGATATGCTAAGTTCAAGCTTATCAAATATATTAGAAAGAAACTTAGACCTACAGGATATGAACCACCTTTAAAATTTATAATGTATAGATATTGTAAAGATGAAGAACCGATATTAATTTATAAAGAATTGAGCCTATGGTGATAACTAGATCTGATATTAATCAGGTCTATTTTTTATGAATATCAACAAATAAAATACTTTAGTTACATAAAGAGTTATTCATATTTAAGGTATGTATAACTAATTTTCAGATAACTTGTAGAACTGTTGGTACATATAGGGTTATAATGTAATAGTGAGTTATACACAATATTAGATATGAATAACTGAATGGGAGAAAGATACAATTGAAAAATCTTAAAATAACAGTTTTTATTATATTATTTTCTATATGTATAGTGGTTCTTATTCCTTCTTGCATTGTATTCTTTATGAATAGAATTAGTAATCCTTTACAAGACACCGGGAATAAAGAATGGTTGGGGTTCTGGTCATCATATGCTGGGAATATTATTGGATTAATTGGCTTAGCCATAGTGACGCAATATCAAAATAATAATCAAAAAAAGTATTTAAACACACAATTAAATGAAGATAATAAAAGATTGAAGTTAGATATAATCAGAACGGTTATACATGAAAATCGAGATTTAATACGAAATGAAGTTGGTGCATTTAGACATAATATTTTAATTTTTATTCAAGAAACAGAGGAATACTCAAGTGATACTATTAAGTTAAATCTAGATATAAATGATTATCTAAATTCTTTAACTTATATTCATACTCTTGCTAAACAATTAAATACGTTTTACCCATACGATAAGTTTGAAAATATTAATAATTTAAAAAATGAAATCATTGATAAATTTCTTAACATAATGATATATAATGTCGGGGAAGAAAATATTGCTAGCTTAAACACAGAAGTGGATTATAGCATGATGATTGACGACCATAAAATTGAAAGAATTGATGGTATATTGAAACAAAGAATAAGCTTTGTGTTTGATGAAACTTATTCAGTTTTAGAGGAATTAAGTGAGATTAATGATAAAGTGAATATGATGAATAACTTGATTGATAAACAAGTTAAATATCAAATGGAATGTTTAAGCAAAGACATAAATGATTTATAATACTCTATTAATTTTCCCGAACTTTTCGCGAACTTTTCACGAACTTTTCACGAACTTTTCACGAACACATTTATTATTTAGATGTATTAATATTATATTGTAGATAAATATATCAAGGGCACGAGCGATATGCTTGTGTCCTTTTTGTTTGGTGGTGAATCAATGGCTAGTAAGTCTGATAGTGTATGTTCTTATCCTGGATGCAGTAGGACTACGAGTGGTAGATACTGTGAGGTACATAGTCATACTACTAAACAGAAACATAAGGAGTATGATCGCGAACGTACAGACCAGCAAGAGGTAAGCTTCTATAACTCTAAACCATGGAAGGATGTCAGGGCGGCTGTACTTCAACGTGACTTCTATTTGTGTCAGCAATGTAAGCGACAGGGCATTACAACCTTTGGCAACATAGTGCATCACATAGTAGAACTTAAGGATGACTGGTCACTGAGACTAGACATGAACAACCTAGAGACTGTGTGCAGTGCATGTCACAACCAAGAGCATACCAAGACAAAGAAGGGCCTTAATACAAGTACTAAGAATCATGTAATAGTCGTTGTTGGTCTACCTGGAAGTGGAAAGAGTACCTTTGTTGATAATAACTGTGATAAAGAAAAAGACATCATTATAGATATAGAAGAATTAATATCAAATGTATCTAACAGACCGCTTCATGACAGAACACATAATGCCTATGACTCTGTTGAAATGGTCAATGATATGGTCAGTACTGTATTAGACAACCTAACGTTAGAAAAGTATAAGTTCAGGCGATTATGGTTAGTTAAACCAACTTTAAGTACATCAGAATCGAATAAGCTTAAACGTATCAACTGTAAATTTGTACACATTATCAGACAAAGAAGTTTGTGTGAACATACAGTAGAAGTTGCAGGCAGAACGATTCAAAGCAATGTATTTACTCAGATTGAAGACAACATAAACAAAATGAAACAGATTTTAAAAGTGGAAGAGTATGAAGCTTATGAAAAATTAAAATTTTAATTCACACCCCCCACCTTAAATCTCTAAGAAAAACCGTCAAAACAACGGCGCCCCAGTCAAACGCACACAAAATTCGCTCAAAAAAATCTCAATATAGCAAAAAGGAGGTGCATTACATGGGAAATCAAGCGCAATCCATCGAATTACAATTGATACATGGGAATAAGAATCGTAGGACAAAAGCTGAAATTGAAAAAAGACGAAAAGCTGAAGAAGCGTTGAAAGCTGCAAAGGATAAACTGAAACCTCCTACCTGGTTGGATAAGTTGGCCAAAAAAGAATTTAGGTATATTGTAGATCAGATGTCAGAACTTGATGTATTGAATAATCTTGATGTTCATGCTTTGTCAATGTACTGTGATGCATACTCTAACTATGTTGAGATTACAAAGCTAATTAATGAAACTGGTTTAGCTAGACGAGTTGTTGTTGATTATACAGAAGACAATGAACCTATTTATGAACTAGTGATGGATAAAGAAGCAATATTAAGGAAAAAGCAATTCTATGACCAGGTAAGGAAATTAGGTATTCAATTCGGATTTACACCTTCTGCGCGAGCAAAAATGGCGCTTGCTCAGGCAAAGGCAGAAATAGAAAAAGAAGATGATGACTTTGATGATGTGTAATGATGGAATTAAAAAACTATCTTGTTAAATACTCAAATGACGTATTAAGCGGAGATATAATCGCTTGTGAAAAACACAAGTGGGCATGTCTTCGCTTTTTAAGTGACCTGGAAAGAGAAAAGCTCAAACAATTTCCTTATGTATTCAACGAAGAAAAAGCATTACGATTTTTAAAATGGATGACAAAGTTTAAGCATACTAAAGGGACTTTACGTGGTACACCTATCGTTCCTAATCCAATTCAAATATTCATTTTTTCAAATGTATATGGTTGGGTACATTATCAAACAGGTTATAGGAGATTTTCATTAGCATACTGGCAAGTCGCTCGTAAAAATGCAAAATCACAATCGCTATCATGTGTAGGATCATATGAAGCTAGCGCGCTTGGAGAAGGGATGTCAGAAGTATATATCGGTGCTACAAAAAAAGAGCAAGCAAACATTATTTATAATGAACTGTCAGCTCAAATAAAGCAATCTGAATTCAAAGATAAGTTTGAAGCTAAGTATGGCCGTATCGTACATTTAAAGTCAGACTCAATTATAAAGTCATTATCAAAAGAAGATAACAAAAAAGGGGATGGATTTAACCCGCAATGTGGATTGATAGATGAGTATCATCTTCACGATACGACAGAAGTATATGACGTAATCCTAACTGGTATGGGAGCTCGTTCTCAACCTTTAATGTTTATCATTACAACTGCTGGTAATGATTTGAATAAACCATGTTATACAGTTGAATATGATTATGTCTCAAAAATATTGAATCCTAACATACCAATTGAAAATGACAACTACTTTGTGATGATTAATGAGTTAGATAAAGATGATGACATACGAGATGAGAAGAATTGGCCGAAAGCTAATCCTATTGCAGCATCTCATGAAGAAGGTATGAATTACTTACGAAAAATGTTGAAGCGGGCATTAGATGTCCCTTCGTATATGAAGACATATCTTACAAAGAATATGAATATATGGGTAGATGCAAAGGATAATGGATATATGAAGATGGATAAATGGAATGCGTGTGGCCAGGAAGTGCCTAATAATTTAGAAGGAAGAGAATGTTATGTTGGAGTCGATTTATCAAAGAAAATTGACTTAACTTCTGTAAGTTTTGTATTTCCTAATCCTGACGGAACATATGACGTTAGATCACATTCATTCTTACCTGAAGAAGCGTTAAAAGAAAGAGAGAATACTGATAAAGTACCGTATTCAATGTGGGTAGAAGACGGCTATTTAACAGCTACACCAGGAAACGTAGTTGATTATAACTATATTGAACATTATGTAGATATAATTGCAAGGGAAAACGGATGGAAAGTGGTTGAAATTGACTTTGACCCGTATAATGCAACTCACTTCGCTTCTAATATGCAATATAAAGGCTATAAGACGGTGGAAATATCACAGAGTATGAAAGTATTAAGTGAACCGACATCATTCTTTAGAGAGTGTGTTTTTGAAGGGAAAGTAAGGCATGATAATAATCCAGTTTTAACCTGGGCTGTTTCGAATGCGATTGAAAAATCTGATGCACAAGGAAATATAATGTTGGATAAACAGAAGTCAAAAGACAGAATTGACCCGATTGCATCTACAATATTTGCATTTGTCAGAGCGATGGTTGATGAGGGACCTTCAATTAATGATCATATCGCTAGTCAGGAATTCACATTTTAGGTGGTGGACAAATGTTAGAAAAATTATTAAGAATTATATTGCTATTTTTAGATGACATGCTGCTAATTGCAGGCATGTCATTAATTGTTACTGCAGCATTTATTATTGGTGTGGTGTATGGATTAGTTATAGCTGGAGTGATGTTAATTGCTTTAGCGTATTTGATAGGTAGAAAGAGGTGAGTAAATGTTATTTAGCAGTAAAAAATCATTAAATGTAAATAATGAAATATATACTGGAAGTCAAAATTGGTTCAATACAATGTTTAATTCTGATATATCTTCAAAAATTACTGAAGATACAGCAATTAAGACAAGTGAAGTTTATACATGTATTAAAGTTCTCGCTGATGATATTGCAAAATATCCGATATCAGTTAAACAAAAAGCGAATAATAAGTTAACAACAGAACATACGCATCCAGTTCATATTTGCTTGAATAAGCAACCGAATAAGAATATGACACCATTTGTATGGAAACGTCTTATGATTTTTCACATGATGTTATATGGTAACGCATATAACGTGATAATGAGAAATAATAAAGGTGAAGTAACTGAAATATTACCGCTAAGCCCATTAACGACTTCTAAACAATACGATAGAGATAATGCGAAATACGTATATTTCACAACGCTAAATGGTAAGCATTACAAGATAGATACGGATGATGTGCTTCACTTTTTAGAACTTAGTTTTGATGGTCATGTAGGTCTTTCACCTATCGAAGTTATTAGAGAAAACTTGGCCACAAATATTGGTGGTAATAAGCACCAGGCAAAATTTTATCAAAAGAGTGCTATTCCAAGAGGTATTTTAAAAAGTACAGAAATTGTTAGCCCTGAAAACAAAAAGAAATTACGTGAAGCATGGTATGAAGTAAATAATGAAGAAGACGTGGCTATTGTTGATGGTGGATTAGATTTCAGTACAATCACTATTCCACAAAAAGATGCACAATTCATTGAGTCAATGAAATTTAACAAGCTACAGATTGCTGGTATCTATAAAGTACCACCGCATAAAATCGGTGAGTTGGATCGTGCGACATTCTCTAACATTGAACAACAGTCATTGCAATATGTCATAAATACGATTCTTCCAATCGTTACAAACTTCGAACAAGAATGTAACGTTAAATTGCTGAATATCGTTGATGAAACAGAAAATCGTTACTGTAAGTTCAATCTTGAAGCGGAGTTGCGTGGAGATAGTGAATCACGAGCGAAGATGTATGAAACGATGCAAAGAATAGGCGCATATAATATCAACGATATTTTAGAATTTGAAGATAGGCCTTTACTTGAAGATGAATTAGGTGACATGCATTTTGGTAACTTGAACTTAGTTCCACTAGATATTATGCGAGAGTACCAGTTATCTAAAGCTAAAGGCAGCAAATCTGATAGTAAAGGAGGTGATAATCAAAATGCCGACTAAATTCTTTTCTATGAAAGTATTAAACGAAAGCACTGCAGAGATTGATATTTATGGTGCGATTGAGTCTGAAGGATGGTTTAGTGAAAGCTCAGCGAAAAAGTTCAACAATGAATTAAAGGAACTTGGAGATGTAAATACGATTTACTTAAACATTAACAGTCCAGGTGGTGACGTATTTGAGGGACAAGCGATTTATTCAATGCTTAAAAGACATAAAGCTCATATTGTTGCTCGTATTGATGGATGCGCTGCCTCCATAGCAGGTGTAATCGCAATGGCAGGTGATACTGTCTCGATGCCGAACAATGCAATGCTAATGATTCATGATCCATGGACATTTGCGATTGGAAACAGTCGTGAAATGCGAAAAGTTGCAGATGACTTAGATAAGATTAATGAGTCTATCGTAAATACTTATCTAAATAAGACAGATGGTAAAACTACCGAAAGTAATATCAGGACGATGATGCAAGAGGAAACATGGTTAAGTGCAGATGATGCGCTTAAATATGGTTTTATCGATGAAATCACTGAAGAAGTTAAAGTTGCAGCATCAATTGATAAATCATTTGCAGAACGTTATAAGAATGTTCCTAAAAACTTAATGAAAAATGATGAATTAGAATCTGAAAAAGCTAAGGCTTATGCTCAAATTATTGAGTTGGCCAAACGATAGCTACGAGGTGATCTAAATATCTCGACGCAAGTTACGTCGTTAAATAATTACTCAAAGGCATGTCAATTATGACGATGCTTATTTTTTATGCAATTTACATCAAAAAAACAATATAAATTGGAGGAAAAGAGATGAAATTAAAAGATTTACAAGCATTACGTGCTAAAGCTTTAGATGAAGCAACTGAAGCAGTAGACAATGGAGATATGGAAACATACAAAGCGAAGTATGAAGAAGCAGAGAGTTATTTAGCTCAAATTAATGCATTAAATGATTTAGAGCAAGCTAAAAATGTTAATACAGTAGTAGATTTTAATTTAATGCCTGGTAATGAATCAGAAAAAGAAGTAAAAAACGAGCTTAAAGCATTTGCTAACTATATGCGATCTGGAGAAGTTTCAGCAGCAATGGTAGAAAAGACTGATGAAGATGGTGGATATATCGTACCTGAAGACCTCAGCATGAAGATTAATGAATATAAACGTAACTTCGAGCCTTTAGAAAACTTGGTTAATGTAGAACCGGTAAGACGTCTTAAAGGTTCACGTTTATATGAAAAGTCAGGAGACATGACTCCATTTGTTGCGGTTGAAGAAATGGGTGAGATTCCTGAAATTGATGGTTCTAAATTTGAACGTATCGTGTATGATATCAAAAACTATGCTGGTATCTTACCGATGTCGAACGACTTAATCCAAGATAGCGATGAAAATGTTATTGATTATGCTGCTCGTTGGGGTGCACGTAAATCTGTAGTGACTCGTAACTCACTTATCTTAAATGTTATTAAGACTTTAAGTGCAGTAACGCTTAAAACAACAGATGATATTAAGAAAGCAATGAATGTAACATTAGATCCATCATTCCTAAATACTTCTATAATCGTTACAAATCAAGACGGTTTTAATTATTTAGACACTTTGAAAGATAAAGATGGAAAATACTTAATGCAGCCAATTGTGACTGATCCCAGCAAAAGCCGAATCTTCGGTAAAGAAGTTAAAGTTATCGGTAATAAATTCTTGCCATCAGAAGGTACTGTAGCGCCGTTAATTATCGGCGATTTAAAAGAAGCAGTAACTTTATTTGACCGTCAGCAACAGTCAATTTTAACTACTAATATTGGTGGTAAAGCATTTACTCGTAACTCTACGGATATGCGTTTCATCGAACGTGAAGACGTTAAATTAGTAGATAAAGCAGCTGTTGTATACGGCAAGCTTGATACTGCAGTTATCGAAACTGTTTAGGAGTGAATTATTATGGAAGTGACATTGCTGGATGAAATTAAAGAATTTTGCAAAATTGACGGAGATGAAGAGGATGTCACTCTCAATTCATTAATTGAAGCGGCTAAACTCTTCATCTTGTCAAAAACAAATTATCGTTTTGGATTTTTCAAAGATGTTATGGAACAACCTATGGAAAATCAACAAGCTATACTTGCTTTAAAAATGTTAGTGATGCACTGGTATGAGAATAGGGAGCCTACAGGACAAGCAGAATTAATTGCTTATTCGCTCAATGCTTTAATCATACATTTATCTATTGAATATGGAGGGTTTAAGTATGAAAACATCTAAAAAGATAAATGAAAAAGTAGGTAGATTAGATAAAAGAATTACTATCATCACTACTAACGATGTATCAGAAGATGGATGGAATAATAGTGAAGAAACTGTATTTCATAAGTGCTGGGCGCAATTAGTTGATATTCGAACGAGAGATTATAATTCTGCAGTTCAAGTTGGTACTGAAAATCAAATATATTTCAGGATTAGATTTAAAGAAGGTATCACAACTGATATGAGTATTCGTTACAAAGATGAACATTACTCAATCGTTGATATGTTAGATAAGGATGAACGATTACCATATATGTATATCGTTGCAAAGCGTACAACGTTATGAGTTTAAAGACATCAGGCTTTGATAATACTAACTTGAATAAGTTGTTAATGAATATTAATGGCGCACGTAATAAAGTAGTTCAGGCAGGTGCAGAAGTACAGTTTAAAGCTATCAAGAAAGACATCTTTGTTGATACAGGTAAAGCAAGAGATAGACTTGTAATAGGTAAACCACATCAAAGAAATGGTGAGACGATAATTAAAATAGGTTGGCCAGAAGGTAGTAAGGTTGAATATAGGGCCCATTTTGTAGAATGGGGCACAGTTCATCAGAAACCCCAAATGAAAATAACAAATGCAGTAAAAAATTCAATGGAAGCTAAAAAGAGAGCAATGAATGCTGTTATGAGAAGGGAGTATTGTTTGAATGGATGATCCATATAAATTTATTCGGGATATAATCGTTTCTAATAGCGAAATCGTAAAAATGATTCCGTCAGCTAATGTAAGAAATGTAGATATTCCTGAAACTTTGAAAAGTTCTCCGCCATACATCAGAATAACGCTTTTAGATGCTCCCGATTTATCTTTCGGAGATGGTGAAATTAGAGCAGCAGGATATTATTTTCAAGTTGATATATGGCAAAAAACAGGTTTATTAACTTTAGGTAATAAGATTAAGAAATTGCTTAAGCAAAATGACTTTAGTTGTGTTGATTTTTTAGAAGCACACACAGAGAAGGTATCAGATAACGTCACGCTCTATAGAGATGCGAGACGTTATTTTTATGCATACGAATTAAAAGAAGAAGAAATTTATTAAAAAATAGGAGGATTTATATATGCCATTAGTAAAAATTACAGAAACATTAGGTTCAACAGTAAACATTAGCGGTTTTCACTTTGCAGAATTAACGACAGATGAAGCAGGTAAAGCACCAGTGTATGGTGAAATTAACCATATTCGCGGGGCACAAGATATCAAAGTAAACCCGAGTGAAGATATGATTGAGAACTGGGGAGATGGAGAAGTTCAAGAGTCTGCAGTATCTCAAGGTAAAACAAAAGTAGATTTACAAGCATTTGCGATTCCTTTAGAAACACGTGCATTTCTTGCAGGTTTAGAAGTAGATGAAGATGGATTGGTTACAAAACATGGTGGTGTTTTGAATCCACCTACAGTTGGAGCAGTATTCTACAAAGAACGTAAAAATAAAGATATTGAATGTGTAGGTCTTTTACGTGGAGTATTCCAAGTAGAAGGAGACCAAGGGAAAACTGCTGACGATAAGATTGAATTCAGTAATCAATCTATTACTGGGGAGTTCTCTGGACGTATCTCAGATGGATTAGTTGAACATCGTAAATATATCAAGAAAGATGATTACGCAACTTTAGACGCATTCTTTACTAAAGTATTTGGCAAAGCTGCACCAGTGACTGCGACGCCAAAAGGTTGGAAAGCACGTACTATTTAATAGGTAGGAGGAATAGTTTATGACGACTAAGAAAAATGAATCCGAAACTACAGCTACCAAAGGTGAAAAGAAAGAAGAGTACGTTGTAGTTATTCCTTTTTATGATGCTGAGGATAAAGGCAAGGAATATTTAATTAATGATCCATACCCGAAGCCAGCAAGTAAGAAGGGAACTCAAAAACGCATTGAACAGTTATTGAAACATGAAAATGGTAAATCATATATTTGTAAGAAGTAAAACATCAGGGGACTTGTTCCCCTTTTATTTTGGCCAAAATAAAAGGAAAAGAGGAAATTAACATGACAGAAGAATTAAATTTAGAACAAGAAGTAGAAAAGGACTTTTTAAAGGAGATTACATTAGTTAATTCAGCAGGTGCTGAGCGTACAATTACAGCTCCTAAAGTTATTCCAGGGCGTGTATACCGCAAAGCAATTTCTTTAGGATATAAAGAGCGTAAGTTAACTTATAAGAATGATGGTAAAGGTAAATACGAATTAGATGAAGAAGGAAACTTTATTCCGGAACGATTCACTGAAGAAAAAGAACTTGAAATACTTGGAATTTATGAAGAGTTTATAGTTGAATATTTTAATAATCAATTCACTGTAGAAGAGTTACAAGATGGATTAGACGCACGTATTTATCAAGAAACATTATTACATGCATATCATAGTGCGTTGGGAAACCGTACCGTACCAGTTCAGAAGAACTAAGCGATGATGATATTGAAGATGTAGAACTTGATGACGTTGTGAGAATGTTTGATAAAAATATTGCAGTCATTGCTAAATATTTTAATACTTCTCCATTAGAAATAATGAATGGTGATTATCATTACTACATGTATCAATATAATCTAGCGATAGAAGATGAAGTTAATGCTTCATCTTCAAATAATAAAAAAGTCGAAAGCCTATTCGATGCATTCTAGTGAGTGTATTGAATAGGTTTATTTTTTTGAGAAAGGAGGATATATATGAGTGTAATCGGAGAGCCTATTGGCAAATCGGTTGTTGAAGTTGGTCTTAATGATAGTAAGTTAGTCAGTGGATTAACGAATTTAAATGCAAAAATGAAACTCGCTGATAATACCTGGAAAGAGTCACTTTCAACATTCAAACAATCAGATAGATCCATTGAAAAATTATCTGTAAGTGTTAAAGGTATGACCGATAAATTGAAAGTGCAGTCCCAAATCGTTGAAGCACATAAACAGAAAGTTGCTAAATTAACGAGTGAGTATGGCGAAACGCATACCAAAGTAATTAAAGCTAATGCGGAATTAAAGAAACAAGAGGCTACTTTCGGTAATTTAAAACGTTCAGTCGGTGAAGTTACCCAAGAATTAAAAGACTTAAAAAAAGCTGAACAACTGAGTAAATCCCCGTGGGCGCAACGTCAAAAAGAGTTACAAGCTTATAGCGATAAAATGACTGCAATAGCCGATAAAGCTATGGGTATAGGCCAAAACATGTCATTGGCAGTTTCAGCACCAATTGTAGGAATGGGAGCAGCATCTATTAAAGTTGCTGGTGAGTATAGTGCTGCTGAATCACAATTTAAAACTGTATTTGGCAACATGGAAAAAGAAGCGAAGTCAAGTTTAGATGCTATTTCTAAAGAAACTGGGTTATTACCTAACAGTTTGCGCGGTACATATACTCAAATGGCGGCATTTGCTAAGACGACAGGTGCATCTACTAAAGACGCATTGGATTTAACATCAAGAGCAACATTAGCAGCCGCAGATAGTGCAGCCTTTTACGACAAAAGTATTGGTGAAGTATCAGAAAACTTACAGTCATTCTTAAAAGGGAACTATGAAAATGATGCAGCATTAGGTATTTCGGCAACAGAAACAACAAGAAATGCAAAAGCTAATGAATTATACGGAAAATCATTTATTGAATTAAGTGAACAACAAAAACAATTAACCCTACTTAAAATGGTTGAAGATGGTAACAAACTTGCCGGTGCAATGGGTCAAGCAGCTAGAGAGCAAGACCAATTAGGAACTCAAACCTCTAATTTGAAAACAGCGTGGGCTGACTTTCAAAATGAAGTAGGAAAACCTTTATTACCAGTTGCTATTGATACGTTGAAAAGTTTATCCGCCACTGCCAAAGATGCATCAAACTGGTTTAATGGATTATCTGACGGAAGTAAAAAAGCTGTATTAGGTATAGGTGGAATTGCAGCAGCCGCAGGACCATCTCTTATTGCATTTGGAATGATGGCTAAAGGAGCTGGAGCAGTTGCAGGTGCTTATAGTAAGTTAAGTGGACCGATAAAGTTATTTACTAAAGGCGCTGAAGGCGCTGGGAAAGCGACAGGAATATTTGCTAGATCAAGTGGTTTATTATCGCGCGGTTTGGGTTTATTAGGAGGACCAATTGGAATAGCACTTACGGCTGTTACTACTTTATATGGTGCCTTTAAATTAGCATACAAACATGTCGACTGGTTCAGAGAAGGTGTTGATAATACTGGCAAGTTACTTAAAGAAGTTGCTGGAAGTATTGATTTTGATTGGGTTGGTGACTTAGGCAATGGCGTAAAAAATACTGGTAAGTGGTTAGCTGATTCTACTGGTAAACTTGCGCGTTTTGGATTTGAAATCAGTCCTATTGGCATGATCTCTAAAAGCACATTTAAAGTAGTAGGAGATTCGGTAAAGAAAGCTACAGATACAGTTGATGTCTTTGGAAAAGGTGTCAGCAAGTCAACAAAGAAAGTGTTACAAGAATATACAGATCTTTCAATGAAAGCTTCTAAAAAACTTGAAGATTTTAAGATTAATCACAAGACAATCGGTGATCAACAATATAAAGAAGTTGTTTCTATTTATTCAAAGATTAATGCTGATGTTACAAAAAAACTTGGTGAACGTCATAAAAGAGAAACTGATGGACTCAGAAAACTTTTAGTTGATACTAAAGGTATCTCTAATCAAGAAAAGCAAAGAATTGTTACTGAAGCGCAATCAGGAAATGCGGCAGAAGTTAAAGCTGCTAAAACGATAAATAAACAGATAATGGATATCTACAAAAAAGCTAAAACTGAAAAGCGTGCATTAACTCGTACTGAAGAAAATAAGATAGCTAACTTACAAAAACAAATGGATCAGAAAGTTGTTGCTTCATTAAGTAATAGTGAGAAAGAGCAAAGAATTATATTAGGAAGATTAAAGAGCAACAAGAAAACTCTTTCTATTCAAGCTGCATCTGAAGTAATTAAAGCGTCAGCTAAAGAGCGTGATGAATCTATTAAGAATGCACGTAAAAAACGTGACAAAACGATAGATGAAGCGATATATCAACGAGATATTACAAAAAATATATCTAAAGAACAGGCAGATAAAATTATTAAAGACGCTGAAAGACAGTATTCAGGTTCAAAGAAGAATGCAGAAAAGCAACATAAAAGTGTGGTAGATGAAGCTAAAAAGCAAAATAAAGGTGTTAGAACAGAAATTGATTCTCAAACTGGACGTGTATTAACTCAGTGGGAAAAAACAAAGAAAAATGTAAGTTTATCAGCTTCGTTTTTGACATCATATGTGAATACGCAATTCAAGAAGTCTTATGAGAACACTTCGAAATGGATGTCTGAAACTAAGAATTCAATTGGTAAAAAGTGGTCAGAGATTAAGACGAATGTGGCAAACTTTGCAGAAGATACAAAAAAAGCTGCCGTAGATAAATTTGAATCTATGTACGATGGAGCAACAAAATGGGTAAGTAACATCGGTAAGTTTATTACAGATTCAAAGAAGGGTATCACTGATAAAGCGTCTAGCATGGGTAAAAGTGTTGCAAATGGAGCAATCGGTGGGCTTAATGGCATGATTGATGGAATTAACTCAATTTCATCAAAGATTATGGACAAAAACTTATTAAGTAAAATTCCAAAACTATCAACAGGAACAGTTAAAGATGGTGCTATTGCCAAACCAACACTTGCAGTTGTGGGAGATAGAGGGCCTGGAAATGGTCCTGGTGGATTTAAGAGAGAAATCATACATCGTGCTAACGGTGATATGGAACTCACACCTGCAACTGATACATTAGTACATCTTAATAAAGGTGATAAAGTTTATAACGGAACACAAACGCATAGCTTAATGCAAAAAGGTTTGATTCCAAGATTTAGTATCGGTACTGCTATTAAAAATGGATGGGAAAATACTATGGAGTTTGGCTCCACAGTAAAAGAATCTGTAATAGATGCATCGAAAATGGTAGGAAAGATTGCTGGAGACGTTTTCGAATATATCGAGAATCCAAGCAAACTCGTAGATATAGTATTAGGTAAGTTAGGAAGCACCTTTGATAATGTTGGGGGTATAACTGGAGATCTCGGAAAGTCTGCATTTACATCAATTAAAAATTCATTAGTTAGTAAAGTTAAAGAATGGCTTGAAGAATTTAGTGGCGGGGATGTAGATGGTAGTGAGATTCTTAATTGGCCGAAAACAACACCGTATAGTCCGAATAGTCCAGTGCCAGGATATCCTGCATCTTTTAACGGAGGACGACATTACGGTATCGACTTAGGTATACCATCAGGAACAACAATTCATGCGCCGACAAGCGGTACTGTTTCTCAACAATATAACTACGGTGGTGGTATTGTAGCACGTCTGATATCTGGTAAAATCGCTCAATACTTTCTGCATTTAAGTAAAGTGTTGAAAAAAGGGCCAGTTAAACAAGGCGACGCGATTGCTAAGTCTGGTAACTCAGGAGCATGGACAACTGGTGATCACTTGCACTATCAAGTAGAAAATCCAGCTTCTTCAGAACTGACGAATAGAAATACTATGGATCCAGTAGCATTCCTAAAATCAAAAGTTTCTAGTGGAAAAGATACTGCGGGTAAAAGTTGGGCAAGCGAGATAAGAAGAGCAGCAAGTCAGATGAAAGTTAAAATAACAGATGGTGATGTTCGAAATATTTCATCTCAAATTAATAGAGAGTCAAGTGGTAATCAGAATATTGTTCAATCATCAGCAGTTTGGGATAAAAATACTGCAAGTGGTAATCCTGCTCAAGGATTATTGCAATATATTCCACAAACATTCAGAGCATACGCTGTACCAGGTCACACTAACATTAGAAGTGGTTATGATCAATTATTAGCATTCTTCAATAATTCAAATTGGAGAAATGATAATCCCGGAGGAAGAAGTGGATGGGGTCCAAGTGGTGTAAGACGTTTTGCAAATGGTGGATTCGTAAAAGATGAAAGTTATATTGCAGGTGAAGAGTATGAAGAAGCTATCATACCAATGGACCCAAAGAGAAGAAATAGAGCTAATCAACTATTAGCAGAAGCTAATTATAAAGTGAATGGACCTATTAAGCTTTCGAAAGGTACTTCTAATAAAACACACAGAGTTAAATGGGGAGACACGCTTTGGGACATCTCCCGTAAGAATGGTACTACTGTTAAAGCGTTGCAACTTTTAAACGGTATTAAAAACCACTTAATCTATCCTGGTCAGATCATCAAATTAACAGGGTCTATTAATAATTTAAGCAATAATGTATCAAAGCAGACTAAAGTACAATCTAAGCCTAAAGCATCTACTTCGTATATCAGTAGAGCACAATCTCTTTACAATACTGGTAAGTCAATTCTTAACAGAGGTAAATCAAGTAATAAAGTCACTGGTAAAGATGATGTTAACCTTGGGACTTTGATAATGAATAATACTAAGAATTTAGGTTCGTTATCACTTGAAGCTGCACAGAAGAATATAGACACCATTGTTAAAAAGATAAATTCTATGATTACTTCAAGCACCGGTAAGATCTCTAGTTTAAATAATAAGATTAGTAAATCCACAAACAAGAAGACAATCGCTAATGCTAGAAATGATATACAGTCATATAAAGCGCAGATTGCTAGTCTTAAAAAATTGAAGCAGAATGAAGTATTAAAAACGAATTATCTTAAAAATTTGATTAAAGAAAAATCAAGTTTAACTGCTAAACTTAATCAACGAACAGAAGAAGGAAAGGCATTACAAGAAGAAAAAACGAATTATCGTTCTTCTATAGCGAGTAACTTACAAAATTATGCAGGGTTCGGTGTTGCAAAAGGGCATACATCAAGAGACTTTGTTTCATTCATGAAGTACAGATTAAGTAAGATGAAAGAATACGCTTCTAATGTCCGTAAACTTAAAAGTATGGGATTAGATCCAATTCTTTTAAGAGAGTTATTAGCTGGTGGTATCGAGAACTCTATGCCTCGTGTAGCAGCATTAGTAAAAGGTGGCAAAGGATATATTGGTCAGATTAATACATTACAAAAATCTATTAATGCTGAAGTAAATAAAATATCTAGTGAGCAAGCGAACTTTGGATATAACAGTGATATTAATGCTAATAATAAACAAATTCAAACATTGAAGAATCAACAAAAGAAAATCGACAAAAAGAAAGTCGTTTATCTGAATGAGCGTAAACGTATCACTAAGTCTAATGTAAAAGCTAATCCGAAGAAACCTATAAGTAATACCTCACGTACTGTAACTACAATGCGAACACATAATATCAAGTGGGGAGATACTTTGGGGCATATTGCTCAAAGATATGGCACTACAGTAAATGAACTTAAGAAAGCTAATAACCTTAAGTCAGATATGATTTATGCTGGCAGAACGCTTAAAGTACCAACGAAAAAAGTAGTTCAGTTACCGAAAACGCAAACGGCATTAGATAAATCTACTAAATACATCATGGACACTGCAAAGCGTTATCAGTTAGTTAATAACTCTAGCAAGCTGAATAATCTGCAGAAACAACTTAACAAGATTAAGTCAGATAAAGATAAGAAAAATGATGTAGTGATTACGAAGTTAGAAAAAACGCTGCGAGACTTAACTAAAAAATATGACAAGCAAGACGATGTAGTTAAATTGCTTCAACAACTTGTCAATAAAAACCCTGATATCCTTTTAAATGGTGTCAAGCTTACGAAAGAAATGGATAAATTGTTAGCAACTAATTCAAAGATTAATGCAAGGAGGAAAGCACGATGAGAATAAAATCAACAGGATTCACTTATAATAATAAACATTCATCTGCATTTGATATCCGTATTACGGATATCAATCTTCCTTTGCCTGAATCTAAAGAAATAAGAGAGACAGTTCCTCATATGGATGGGGATTATGATTTCACTAATGCATATGGTCCTACAAAGTTTAATAATCGTAAAATCACAATTGATGGTTTTGTAATACCTGAAATCAATCAACGTATGATGCAATTGAAACGTGAAATTGAAACCTGGCTTTACAATGTCGGATGGCTAGAACTAACCGTTGATTATGATGAAGAGTATTACTATATTGCAAAATGTAATTCATGTACATGTAAACTGAATGTTAAAGAAAAACGTTTAGATATAAACATCGACTTTGAAGCTAAACCAAAAGCGATAAGTAAGTTAGATGGTAAGGCGGTGCTTTAATGTATACTGTGAATTTAAAACGATTTGATAATACGGATAAAGTGACAATATGGGACTATAGAAGAGATGATAATATTATGAAGTCTGGAACACTTGATAAAAGTGTAGATCAGATAGATGAGTTTAAATTTGAGCTTATTAATGATAGTCGTCAATTCGAGTCATTTTTAACACTCGTTGAAATAAAGAATGAATTAAAGAATAACATCGTATTCCGAGGAAGAATTTTAATACCGTCTCAGCATATGGCTGAGGACGGTATTTTTAATTCTGATTATACGGTTGAAGGTGCTGCTGCTTATATGCATGACAGTTATCCATCTTATAAGTTTTTTGAGAGTGCGACTCCAAAATCATATATCACATTTTTAGTTAATGAACATAATAAGCAAGTTGAATCATATAAACAGATAAAACTTGGTGCTGTAAATTTTACTATGAAAGAGCAGGTATCAGAAGCTGTAGAGTATGATACAACAAAATATGCATTCACCTATCTAGAGAAGACAGTATGGCAGCATATTGTTGATGATTGTATTGGGCGCTGGGGTGGTGAAATATTAGTAAGATATGAAGCGGATGGAACATATATTGATTGGTTAGATCCAATAGGTACGAAGAAAGATGCTGCTTTAAGAATCGGAAAGAATATTAAATCATTCTCTAAATCTATTGATCCAACAAATGTTGTGACACGTTTAATACCATTGGGACCTGCAGAAGAAAGTGCTGCTGGGCAGTCGCAAAGATTAACCATAGTTGAAGACTCGCGAAGCGGCGGTAAGAATTACATTGATATACCTGAATTACAGAAGATATATGGTATACAGAACGGCATTGAAATATTTGAAGATGAATATACACCAGACACATTATATAATGCTGCAAAAAGGAAAGTTGAGGATATAAAGAAGAATTTAGTAAAGCAGCAAATGCAGATTAACTTACTTGATTTATCATATATCGGTATAGATCCAGATGAGTATGAACGAGGTCATCAATATGAAGTTTTCTTTGAACCTTTTGATGTTAAAGAGTGGATGCGAATTATATCAACGAATGAAGATATCACCAATCCACATAATAAGTCAGTCGTTATAGGTGAAAAGCCATTATCTATAGATGACGTTCAAAAGTCTATAGCTGAGCAGAGAACAAAGTTACTACAAAGAAAACTCACTGAATCAACAACAGCCCTCAACTCAAAAATCGGTGCAGTATCTAATGATATGCAGAATGTAACAGAAGGGTTCAATCAATCTACTTCAACCCTACAATCAAACATTCAGTCGCAACAACAGTTAATCACTGGTGTTACGTCAGGTGTGACATTGAGTGATATTAACGGATTCCAACCAATCAAAAATAGTACGTTGAATGTTGGAATGTCAGTATTCAGAGTAAGTCCACCACAAATAGATTACGGTGTTCAGATTAGCGATGGTTTCTTCTCTACAACGAGTAATACACCACTTCAATTTGATGGGTATACCGTTATACATTTCCAAAGGTATCTCAAAGTAAGTTTCTCATCTTATATGAGTGATGGTGGAAGTGGAGTAATAGAGGTCTTTAGCTATGATGGTATAACAACGACTTACTATAATTCGGTTATGGTAGATGCTGTCGGTAAAGGCAGTCAGAGATTGAACGAATTATTAATTGATTTAGGAAGACCGACAAAAAGAGTGCTTAACTTCTATTTCAGAATTAAATCGAACAGTGCATCGAGTATTAATGTAAAGACATTATATGTTGGAACAACAGATTATTAGGAGGGATGACATGGAAGCCTGGTCAGTATTAACTAAGATGATTGATGGAGAAGAGAGGATAGTTAAAGCAGGACTGAATATCGTAGTAGATGATGACTACGACAGAGCAATCATTGTCGATGAAGTCAAAGCAAGACAATCAGAAAAGTTAGAAGTAAAAGACGGAGTTGTATCAGTGAAAGCTGATGCGACTCTTTTAACTTTAAAAGAACTTAATGAAGTAACAAAACTAAAGGAGATTATACCAGTAGTAATCTCGAAAGAAACGGAGGAGTATGATGAACATTAACTCGATAAAGACTAAAGATAGATTTCACAACTTTATTAGGATAAAACAATTGGATAATACAAGTCCGATAGAGGTCCTTCTATGCGATTCTACAGGGGCGCTTCTATCTGGTTTAAACGAAAAGTGTACTGTATCTATCTATGATGCTATCTCGAGAGAGGTGAGGCAAGTAAGTGACGAACAAATAGTAGATGGAGTATTAAGTTTTAAAATAGTCAATGACCTACTCCCTTGCACACACAAGCTCGAAGTTACGACATTCTCAGGTGTTAAGTTCCCTGCAGATGATGACTTTCAAATCTTCGTTTCAGAATCACATAATAGTAAATTAATTAATGTCATTAAATCTATACCTACAGAATTAGCATTAAAAGTAGTTACACAACAAGTGATGAATCGCTTCAATAGTATTTCTGATAACTTCGTAAATTACATTAAAAAAGGTGAAGTAACAGTCAATGATTTAGATGTTAGAGAGAAAAAAATCACTAAGGAGTATATCTCAGACGATTTAATAAATAGTATTCAGAGTTCTGAAGCGTTATCTAAAGAGAATCAATCTAAATTTACTAGCTACGTCAAAAAAGGAGAGGTGACTGTAGGAGATATTGATAAGAATAAAGGGTTGTTAGATGCTTCTTTTTTTAGTTCTACTTTTTTGAGTCAGCTAAAAGGAGGTACAATAAATGCTACTAATTTACTTGATGGATCCGTTACTAATCTAAAGTTAGCAGATAAAGCTATCACAAATGTAAAGCTTGCTGATAATCACGATTATGTTAAAACTTTAGAAAATGATACAGATACTTACTCTGTTGTTAGAACAGGTAATTACATGCTTAACGCAAACGGAAGATATTTAAATTTACCACCAGACGCGGATAGTAAAAGAGTATATCAGTTAAAGGTCGAGTCTATTAGTAATGTCTGGTTAATGCAAACATTAGTCGATTTTTCAGAACCTAAAAATCAATGGAAACGAAGAATCCATAAGACTTCTACGAGTGTTAGAGAGCAGTGGAACACTAATTTTAATTTAAGAAATGGATCAATAGGTGGCGTGCAATTGATGGACGCTTATTCACTTCGTAATAATTTAAATAGCGGTACTGATATAAACACCATTTTTAAAGAGGGTACATATGTCGGCATCAGTACTAGCAACTATACTAATATACCGAAAGAATTGATAGGTAAAAACTTCGTACTACAAGTCATTCCAGCTCGTGCTGATGGTGCTTTTAAACAACAAATCATAACACCTTTTGATGATTTAACTACGACATATAAGCGTTTTACTATTACTAGAGACGGCAATGCAGATTGGCAGATGTATAGAATTTCTTCTGAAGACGTTTCAAAACCTCTAGCAGGTAAGATTATTGTTATACCAGGAGATTCTATCGTAGAAAACGGTGACTGGCCTGAAAAATTCGCAGCAATAACAGGAGCAACCGTAATTAAAGCAGGTTTTGGTGGGTGTAGAATGGCACAACATACGCAAAGCGGTAATGGGCTTTTATACGACAAACAATGTATGTATAGATTAGTTGATTACATCAAATCAGGTGATTTTACAGAACTAATTCAAGCTACTGAAGATATGGTTAGAGCAAATGGAGATGATAACAGAACTCAAGCGCTGGCTTTATCTAAGGCGGACTGGTCTGAAATTGATTATATGACTATCGCTTTTGGTACAAATGATTTTGGTGGAGATATTCCGATTGGTACTGATGCAGATATGGATGGCACTACATTTAAAGGTGCACTTAACAAAGTAATTAAAACAATGAGTGAATCAAAGCCACATATTAAATTAATGTTTATAACACCCTTCTATCGTGATAGATTCCAAGCAACAGGCGACGGTAAAAACAGTGATGATTTTCCAAACAACACAGGCGCGTATTTAAAAGAATATGTTCAAGCAATAGAAACTATCGCTAAGAAACACCATATTCCAGTAATTAATATGTACGACAATTCCGGTATCAATAGATATAATCAATCATATTATCTAGCTGATGGACTCCATCCTAATGCAACCGGATATGCTTATTTAGCTGATCATTTCAGTCGAAAAATTACATCTGAAATATAACTACAAATAGATATACTATTCTAAATACAACAAATAAGATATAATAGTAATCAAGGAGATGATTATTATGATATCAAAAATTAGTATTTCCAACTTTCGTTCAATAAATGAGAAAGTTACATTGAATTTTAATTTTCCTATTAATCGAGCTAATTCATTTAAACAAAATATTATCTATCAGTATAAAGACGATGGAGTGAGATGCATCTTAAATGGTCTGATTTTATTCGGAGCAAATGCAGCGGGTAAGTCAAATGTACTAAAAGGTATTAAAGAAATGCGTAAGTATATCATTGATAGCCATAAATTTGATGATTTAAACGAGATTTATAGTAAAATTGACTCTTTTAAATTCAATAATAGTAGTAATGAGACAACTTTCGAAATTGAATTAGTGATTAAAGATATTATAGCTGACGATGATGAAGGCGATTTTATAATCAACTATTCATTTAGCATTAACAGTGAGAGTCAAACTATTAGTGAGGAGAAACTTATCTATAAAAAAATTCTCGTAACTAAAGTTTCGGAGGAAAGATTAATTTTTTATAGAAAACATAATGAAGTAGTAGATAATACTCGGACTTTAAATAAAATATTAAATAAAGTCGAACAGGAAAATATTACTCATAAATTATTGATTTCGATGATTATTTTTGAAATAAATGAAGCGTTTTTCGAAGAAGAGACAACATCAATTGATTACGCTATTTGTCAAAGATTAATGGGATTCATAAATGCAAATTTAATATTTGAAGAAGAAAGCTTTACATCAACATTCAGCTCGGAAATCAATAATAATATGGAATTTAAAAAGTATATCTTGGAAAACTTGAAAAGTTTTGATTTCGCAATTAAAGATTTTGAAGTTGTTGATGCAACGTCAGAGCTGATAAATTCACTTAAGAATGCAAATATAGAATTTTCAGATAAAAATAAGCTAATAAATGATATTGAAAGAATGAGACATTTCAACACTTACACCATCCATAATGTTAATGGAAAAGATGTCAGATTAGGATTAGAAGATGAATCTGATGGTACTATCAAATTTTTAAATGTATCTTTTTCTATGTATAGATCTCTTCTATATAATGGAATTTTTATTTGTGATGAAATTGAAAAAAATTATCATTATAGAATTCAAGAAGGTATCATTAACAACTTTATTAACCAATATGGAAATGCACAATTTTTGTTAACCACCCATAATCCTCTATTATTAAATAAAGAATTATTTGCGAAGGAGCAAATAATATTTGTAGAAAAAAGAAGGGATTTTGAAAGTACAAATATTTATTCATTAAGTGATTTTAATGTATCTTATAATAATCATAACTGGTTTAATTTATATACTGATGGAAGATTTGGCAGTGTTCCAGAGGTGTTATATTAAATGAGAACATTGAAATCAGTGAAACCACTGATGCATTTTTATTATCCAGAAGCATCGAAAAAGGGGAAGAAGATAAGAATCGACGAATACTTTTATATTACTAATTCTTTAAATGATTATATTATAGCTAAAAATTTTGAAGCGAAGCATTATGCTGAGAGTGATAAAAGTGAATTCAAAAAAAGTTTGAAGAAAAATAATAATGACAGGTATTATATTATTTTTGATGTAGACTTCAAAAATAAAAGAGATATTAATAAAGTAAGAGATGATCTTAAAAAAAACACTCGTGAGTTCATAAAGCTAGCTAATCAAAAATCTAATGATTTAAAAATTATTTTATCAAGTAGGGCTTTTGAGACATATTTAAATATGTTTAATAGACAGCAATATACTAAGCCTTATTTTGATATGAATCAACTTATGAAAGATATAATTATTGGGGCTCCATATAGCAAGCATGAGTCATGGTATGAGATAAACGCAAAAGAACTGCATGATAATTCTTTCGATACCTACATACCCATACAAAATAGCAGAGCTATAGTATTCCAAAATAATCATTCACCAATCCGAAATCATAATGTTCCTGATTATTTTAACGATAGCCATGTGAATTTTTTGGCAAGTACAGCTCCATATACTTATTTTGACTTGTTATTGAATGACTTAATGTAAATATAGTTTTCAACCTCTAACTACTTAAAAGTATTAGGGGTTTTTATTATAGATAAAATTAAAAGGAGTTGATTAAATGAACAGAATTGATGATGTAACACCAGATGATTTGAAGATTACAAGACCTCTATCAACACCTGAGAAGCTGACATGCGCATCTACTTTTACGTTTGGTTTATATTCGTTAGCACGAGCATCTTTTTGGATTTTAGAATCTGATACCGCAGTAAATGATAGCCCTTTGTATAAAGCATTACACCAGGTTTATCCTTTATGGACCTGGGGGGTAGTCATTATGTTCTTCAGCATATGTCTGATAGCGAGTTGTTTCTATATCCCGCACCGACTGACAAGAAAGATTTATGATCTTTTAGTAATGATAGGAGGTATTGGACTATCAATCTTTTATTTCTTTTTAGCGGTTGCGGGTATAAACAATTCGATTAACTGGTTAACACCTACAGGCTTCTTGATACTGTCAGCAGGTTTAGGTGTAATTGGATTTATAGGTGGTGTTAGCTATTTTGCAAAACGATAGAGTCGAGTCTTTAAAGGATTTGCAGATACTGCATGAGCGTGATAAACGTAAGATATATCAGTATATTGATGAAGTTGATGACAAACACACAAATAACTATCACTTGCTCGACAAAGCTATAACGCTATTTAGCGAATCACAGAAACCACTTGTAAAATCACTTGCTAACATTGAGGGTCAAATGGTAACGCTAAATGATACTATGAGTGGATTTAAGGGTGAAGTTGATAAGTTAAAAGGTAAGGTAGATTCACACGAAGAATTTATCAGCAAACGAAAGAATGCGAATGACAAGATAATTGTAGCAATAATAGGTGCTTTCGCCACAATCGGCGGAAGTGCCTTTGCTTTTGCTCAAATATTTTTTAAATAAGGACGTGCCATATAGGTACGTCTATTTTAATTGGAGGGATTTATAAATGAATAACGAATTAAAACAAGCAATTACACGATTGATTGTGCTAGTGATCGCACTAATCAACTCACTACTAGCACATTATGGTAAACCAGTCATTCAAAGTGACGAAGCATTTATTTACCAAACATTAAGCGATTTGATTCTTATTGGATCAATCGCGTGGGGTTATTGGAAAAACAATAACTTTACACATAATGCACAACAAGCACAGAAGTTTAAGAATGTTTTAGATATTGAAGATAACAATGAAAAAATGGAGGAGAAATAATATGGCTAAAACTTATAATCAAATGAGAGAACGTTTAAATTGGTATGTAGGACGTAAGATTGATTTTGATGGTTACTATGGAATGCAATGCATGGATTTAGCAGTAGACTTTATGTATTGGGCCACTGGTATTAGAATGTGGGGAGATGCTAAAGACGCGCCTAACAACGCATTTAATGGTAAAGCTACAGTTTATAGAAATACACCTGATTTCCAACAAGAAGTAGGGGATATCGCAGTATTTACTAGAGGTCGTTTTGATAATAGATTCGGTCATATAGGCATTGTATACGATAAGGGAAACCTTAGTGGATGTACTATCCTAGAGCAAAATTGGGACGGTATGGCAAATACAGGTGCAGCGTTACGTTGGGATGATTGTAATGGTATAGGTTATTTCATAAGAATTAAATTCGATGGTCCATGCGTTAAGCAAACTGCAGCAATTACTGTTAAACAGACAGCAGTCAATTCAGCACCATTATTAAAAGTTGGTAGCATTCCTCCTAAAAATCTTAAATGGTCAACAGGCGCTTATTATATGGCGACTATAGATAATTTAGGTGCAACATCTGCATTCAGGACAGGTCCTGCAGGGAAATATAAATTCCATTTAAATAAGTATGTTTACGGACCAGGGACACAAGTGTACGTATTCGAATCTATCAATGGATGGTGTCGTATTTATTGGAATAACCACAACGAATGGATTTGGCATGAACGATTAAGAGTTAGAGAAATATATAAGTGAGTTATTAAGCCCTGCACTCGATTGAGTGTGGGGCTTTTTTATTATTATAATGTATAATATATTTGTATTTAATAAAAAAAAGGAGAGATAAAATGAGTAATAATCTAAGAGTTTTAATTAATGATTTTATCGATGTTCTTGATGGTGAATTAGAAAGTAATTCTGAAATTAATAAGAGTAATATTGCTGGCGAAAATGGTTTAGACATACTAAATGGTTTTAAAGAAAAAAATAATTTAAAAAGAGATTATTTAAAAAAACTTGATAATGAAAATTTATTAAGGTTAATGACATCTATGTATATTGGAAGAAACTATTTTAGTAATATTGATGTTAAAAATAATCTTACTGAAGACTATAAAATAGATTTATATAATTCAGAATTGAAAAAACATAGACAAGTTGATATTGAGAGTATGTATAATGTTGGAAGTATAAGTAAAAAAGAAAATAATGTGCTCAAGGAATATTTCAAGAATTTTTTAGATAATTATGAGGATACTGTTGATAAACTCTAATCCAAATTAAATTAATAAGTATTGAACTAAAAAACGGTTTTATTATGTTAAATTAAAGTATATGTGTCCCGAAATCTTATTAAATGATATGGGACACATAAAGGGACACAAAATTATAAAATGGTATGTGTTTTGATTTATCATAAACCTATGAAGTCAACATTTTATACTACTATTTACTCCTATGAACTGTGCATACATAAACCGTATGCAGGTGTCTGAGTGGGAACGTGACCAATTTATGAAGCAGTATTAATAGAAGTAGGGTGCATATTACTTATTAAATCAAAGACAAATAGAATTTATCTAGTAAATGCCAGGTATTAAACAAAATGAATATATAATCAAAATCAAATATCTAAAAAGGGAGAGAATCTAGTATTCTCTCCCTTTTTAAATGGAATCAATATTTCAAAGATCGTGTAAGTTCTGATATTATAGGATAAATGTTCTATAATAAAGGTTTGATTAAAGTGTAATGGATGATAAGAATATTGTAAAAGAATCATAAGTGATATTAAGTCTTATTGATAATCCTGAATCTGTAGCTATATTTGAGTATTCAATTCCGGAGTCCAAATTAATGTAAACAAGAATACCGTCCTCTAAATCAATTATTGTGAAAGATAAGTCTGGTTCTGTAAAATATAGAAAGTTGAGAGTATTTTTAAGTTTATATGTATTCATTAAAAGTATATCTTCTTCGAATAACGCGATTTCTTTTGAAACATTCCTATTGTCATAACTTATTATCAAGTTATATACAGTACATACATCTCTTTCTTCCTTTTTCACTAATATAAGAGCTATATTATTTTCTTTATAGTCTCTATCTTTAAGTACGAACTTTTTTTCCATATTTTTGTGTCCTTTTATACATTCTTTTTTTGTATATATGAAGTTACGACAGGATTATTTTTTACTACTAATATTGTACTTGTCGCTTTATTTTATAGAATTTTAGCACCTATATTTCTACCTGTGTATTTGACTAAATAAAACTCCTATTAATTTTATACAATTATAATATAGTTTAACATAATTTGCTAAAATGGTATAAAATAGGTTTATTGTCATGTAGAAATATTATAAAAGGTAGAATAAAATTATAAAAGGTGAGAGTATATGAAAAAACATAGAGGACTTAAGAAAATATTTAAATCAACCTTGGATAATTATCATGAAAATTTTATTAAATATAATGGATATATAGAATTATACGTTCCGCAAATAGGTTTTATGAATGAAGATATCAATGGGAAAGAATATCAAATTATCAATGTTCTAATTGAAAATACTAAACATTCTATTCCAAAGGATGCAAATTTTATGTATGTGATAGATGAACTAAATATTTTGGATAGTCATATAATTATAAGTGACGATAGTAATGATTTTAATTTAAACCTCAGGCAGGAAGCTTCAGGAAAAATTCCTAATTATCTCAAACAAATAGAAAGTAAATTTGGTTTGAAGTTCACACGCATGGTTTCTATAACAGAAATGAACTTTGTAGATTATACTAATTTAGATGAAAATGATAAATTTGATATACTTTATTACATAAGAAAAGACAAAGAAAAAGTAATATTTGTAACAAATGTATTGTGGACTTGGAGTAGTATATGAAAAGAAGCATAGAACATATAAAACTTCATTAACATCTTGCATTTGTTTACTTGAAAAATAATAGGGTTATTTTATATTTTAATAAACAGTAGGTGAATAATATGAATATATTTACTTGTTGTGTTTGTGGTTACCTAGATTTAGATGAAACTCCATATTACGAAGACTTTGCGGGTAGCAATGTCATATGTGCTTGTTGTGGTTTTGAATATGGTGTTGATGATTATGATAATCCAAGCATTAACTATGAGGCTTTAAATGATAAAGAAGCTGTAGAAAAGTCACACCAATTATGGAGAGCAGAATGGATTAAAAATGGATGTAAGGTTTTTGATCCTACAGTATACAGCCCTATAGATATTAAAGACGGAAAGTTAGAAAAAAGAAAAGTTATAGAACAGTTTAAAAATATAAACTATAATTTTGATGATAATCCACATAAAAGAAGTTAATTATGAAATTTCAACAGTTTCATCGTTGCTTCTGCAACTGCATTATCTTAAGGTCAACCTTGAGTACTTAATGAACGCTTGATTTCAAAAGTCTTTAAACAATCTACGTGTCGTAAGGTCGCATAACTAATAAAGAAACAGACATATTCATTAACGAATATGTCTGTTTCTCTTGGGGTTACTAGTAAATAAGATATAACTAACAAATATCAGTATAAATATCTTTAAGTTTAAAGTAGTATGGACTATCAAAGTCATTACGCATATAATCATGATTCAAGTGATTATAAAATTCAATTAATCCTTCTTTTACAGCATGATTGAATTCATTTAAAGGTAATGAATATGTTGTACGTTTATCTTTTTCTTCTAAAATTGTAAGAACAATATTATTTTCTTTTTTAAATGTATAAATTTCAAAATCTACATCTAAATATGAAATTATATACTCATTCATAATAGTTGCTTGATATAAATCATACCATAGCATATATAAGTCACCAGTCTGAACATGTTTGTCTACAATTATATTTCCACTGTCTTCAATACAAATACTACCTTCAAAATATCCTTCATTATCTTCATTACTAAACAATTCAACTTTTTTAAAATCTGCACCGATTGGAATAAGAGAAAGTCTTTGCCCTTCAGATGTTAATTGGTTATTTTTGTAATTATATTCTAAGTCATTCAAATGTATATTATAAGCAAAGGTTGTAATTCTCAAAACATAGCCCTCCATTTTTAATTAGGGTAGAAAGAAGATGTTTTACCACTTGAAGTATAAACATTTATTGATTTTCCATTTTTTAAAGCTTTATTAATAGAGGTTTTATTATCTCTAATACCTTTTAATATGATAGATTTTATTTGATTGATACTCAAACTAGGATCTATCATTGTCTGTCCAATAGTTAGGATGATGATTCTTCAAAATATGTTGCATTGATGCCTTGCTATGATTAGTTATTTTTTGTTCTTTTTTAACTTGTATACTTTGAGTATACCGCAATAATTCATAAAAAGTATTTACTTACAATCATATTTGAAGTATCTTACAAATATAAATAAGTAGAATGGGGTATTCACTAATGAAGATTAATATCATATATATTTGCTGTAGTGCCATAATTATTTTAGCGATTATATTAAAAGTTTTTTTTGATGTTTCTTCGAATATCGTTCTTCCTGTTATGATGATACCTTGGGCTATACTCATATTATTATCAGAAAGCTTTAAAAAGAACAGCAAAATAATATTAGTTTCAATACTGCTATTAATGTCTGCAACAATAATAATAAAAGGACTGTAAATTGACTGACAGTCCTTTGATTTGAACGTTTTTGTTGTTTATTTCGGTCTATTTAGAGTGATTATCGTGCTATAATTATTTTTGATATAATATTTTGAAAAGGTGTGCTAATATGAAAACGAATAAAGATGTTATTTTAATCAGTCTAAGTATATTTATAGGTGCATTGTTAGTTCAATTCTTTATGAGTTTTGTTACAACTAATTCCGTTTGGGAATGGTCTGAAATATCTAAAAATGTTATTCCATTCGGAACGTTTTTCTTAGTTGTCTTATACATCATTAAAGAATACAACACTAGAAAAATTAATAGAAATAATTAAAATAGTCAGTAGTTAAGGAGGATCATCAATGACAATTAAAGAATTCTTTAACAGTTTATTAGAGAAGAAGTGGACGATGGAAGACATTTTTTATATTTTTTTATCTTCTTGTATTGCAGGTGTTATAGTTACTCCTTTATTTGCTTTACCAGTTGGCTTGATAGTTTACTACTATTTCTAGAGGCAAAGTGAAACTTTATGATTTTGAGTTGTCTTTTTAGTCTTGATTTTAATTTTCATGATATATCTCCGCATGTTATTATCAGATCTTTCTAATAATTAATTCATAACTTACTTTTCAATACAAGTAAACTAATTTTTATAAGAAATAAACATAAAAGTATATTTATTATTATCATTACTAGTATCTGTAGGGTATTCTTCAATTAAATTATTTACTTTTTTAAATAAATCTTCCCATTCCTCAAATGTCATTTTTTTTGTGTTCATTGTTAGAGAAAACTGTTTTTCATAATTATTAACTTCTTTAACTTTCTCTAAATCTTCACTTAATTTTTCGAAAGATTTTTTCATTTGATACATTATCGCTTGGTAGACTTCTTCTCTATTATTGATTATCACTTCCATATCATAGTTGATACTTCCTTCATTAAAAATATGAGAACTAGAGTAGTAATATTCTTCTAAGTTTTTAACTTTAATTGTTTTAGTTTTTTTTATGAGACCAGCATCACATAATTTATTCACTGTATAATATAAATTCTTAGTAGGGATTCCTAGTTCTTGGGATAATGTTTTTATATTCTTTTCTTCTTCTTTACAAGCCTCTATAATATTTAAACTTTTCTCTTCAAATAGTAACTTTCCGTATTCTTCCATTTTTATACTCCTAACTATTAATTGATGGTAATTTCCTTATGTTTTTGTTAAATAAGAATCCAAAAGAAATAATGACTAGTCCAAAGCAACTTATAAACATTGATATATTAATGCCAATCAAATCTGGTAAAAAACCGGCTATCAAAGAACCTATCGGCATTGCTGATACTAATAGACTATCTAAAATAGAAGCTACCCTAGAAATAATACTTTCATCCGTTGCAATTTGTATATATGTAATAAATACTATATTCATCATACCAAATGGTATAAATGCCAATGAAAATAATATTAACTTTATAATCTCATCATTTACAAGTATAGATGAAGACCAAAATATAAATGAAACTAACGGTAATATAATCATCAATGCACCTAGTCTATACTTAAGGATCTTACCAACAAGAGCGTAACCAATGATACTTCCTATTGTCATAGCTAATATTATTTTACCATAGTACTCTTTTCCGCCCGCCATATCGCTATATTGTGGTAAAAGTGTGTTAGTCATACCTAATGAAAAATTAGCAACTATTATTGGAATAGAAATTGCAAATAGTGGTGTTTTGAAAAACAATTTAATGCCTTCGAATAATTGATCTCTATAATCACTATAAACAAATTTATATTTACTTTTTTGTTCTTTAGTTTTAATTGAAAACAACGCCCTAATAGTACCATAAAAACGGCGTAAACGAGACCACCCAAATCGCATTTCTCAATCGCATCTAAAACGCTAATTTAATACCACTTTCGTAAACTCCTTCAGGAGTTTATTTTTTATGCTTATCTTCCAAATTTAATGATATAAAAATACTTGTATATTCGTACAAATTTATTTTTGGAGGAATATTATGCCTAATTATTTAGAAATTATTAGACTTCATGAGTTGTCATTTAGTCAGAGAAAAATTTGTGAAAGCGTAGGATCAGGCAGGACTTTAGTAAAA